GAGATCTGCCCCCAGGTCCAGATCGCGCCGGCGGGATCAAGCGCCCACTTGGTGGTGTCGGTGCCGGGGGTGACATTGGTGTTGGCGGCGACGCACTTCCAATAGAGATAGGCCCCGTTCACTCCCGAGGGATAGGAGACCTCGTTGCCGATCACATAGGCAGTCGCCGAGTTCCAGATCGGCGGCTCGGAGTAGAACCGCATCATTCGATTGAGGTCGGTGCCCTGGAACCCATTCGGGCCGATTGCGACGCCGGTCGACACCGGTTGCCAGAACGTGGCATTCGGTGGGGTATTGCCGAGGTTCGGGCTTTTCAGCGACTGATAGTTGACCGAGGCGTTGCTGACGAAATCCCCGACCTGATAGGCGACGGTCGAATCGAACGCCGGGAACGTGATAGTCATGGTCACCAGGCCGGTGGTGCCCGATGGCGTGATCAGTGCCCCGCCCTTGACCGGATCGAGATAAGGCCCGTCGCGAAACACCGCCTGCTGGAATGAGAAAGTCGCAAAATTCTGCGGGGTCGGATTGTTGGTGACCTGCAGCACGTAGGGCGGAAAATTGCCGTGCAGGAAGATCGCACCAGAGGCCGGGGTTTGCGGTGTCGGGATCTCACTCTGCACGGCCCGCAACGTCCGCCACGCCGAGTTGGTGTACGGCGTTGCGATTTCCAGAATGCGGGAAGCGGTGCCTGATGCGAACGCAGCGCCGATCGCGGCGCCGTTGATATTGGCGTTGTTGTTGAGCGGGTCCTGCAGGCTGAACGTGGTTGGCGACAGTACGGTAATGACGAGCTGGCGCGGGGCCTGGATCTGTTCGCAGCCAGTGATCGAGAGCAGCACCTGATTGCCGGTCGCCCAGGAAGCTGGCAATGACCCGCTGACCGTCACCACCGCCGGCGTCGCCGTCGAAATCGCAGTGATGGTAACGTCGTCGTTGGTAGTGACCATGCGCGGTCCCTGCCGGAACCGCAGGAACCCATCGGTGAGCTCCATGGTGTAGGGCAGCGCCGCCTTGAACTGGAACGGCAGCACGCGCCCAGGCACGGCACCGCGGGTGGTGCCGAGGAACATGGTGCCCGATCGCCTGACCCACGCTCCCTGTTCGTTCGGGAACGAGTTACGGCATCGATTCATCCATGTGCGATATTTCTCGTTGGAAACGTGGCCTTGCGAGACCTGCGAGACTTCGCCGCCGATGAATGAGTCGTGGACATATGATGCATCGGCCACCGCTATCCCCTACAGGCGATCCAATCGTCGACAGGCGGCTCGATCGGGCCTTGTTCGACCCCGTCCACAATACCGGCTTCGCCCATGAACTTGTTCAGCGAGGCGGAAATCACCTTGAGCTTTTCCACCGATTGAGTGAGCGGTTCGCAGGCCTCGTAGGCCATGCGCCAGGCCAACCCCTCGAGGAACATCGGGTCCATCTTGCGCACGTCGACGAAGTCGGAGACGAATCGATAGATGATCGGATCGACCTTCCACGAAACGATGGTGCCGTTCTCGTACTTGTAATCGTCGTAAAGCAGTCCCCACGATGCGCCGAGGTAGGAGGTCGAGCCCGCGCGCGGGTCAAACGGGGCCTCGCGCAGGCAATTGGCCGGCTTATCAAACGCGTTGAGCGTCTGCGATTGCACGTCCGGTCCAGCGCCGACCGGATAGACCGGGTCCCAGGCAGTCAATTGGCAGGAGACCGGCAACCAATTGAACGATCCGGTGCCACGAGTTGGGCTGTAATCGGAGGCCCACGCCGCCAGGCGATGGGTGTTGAGCCAGTTTGTGCCGAGGTCGGCGACCGGATTGTGGTTGATGTTGCCGTTGGTGACCGAGGAATAGATGAACCCATCGGAGCCGCGCACGGTCTGGCCGGCCGCATAGGTGACGCCGGCGTTCCATGGCACCGCGCTGGTGAGGTCCGGTTGCTGATTGGTGTTGAGATTGACCAGGCTCATGTAGAGCACTTGCGGCGGCTGCGGGGTCGGCGGCACCGTCACCGGTACCGTTCCTGGCCAGATCACGATCTGATTCTTGTTATAGGTTGCGGTCGGGCTCCAGACATCGGGCACCGATGGATTCTCGGCATTGGCATTGATCTTCGATCGGAAGACCTGATAGGTGCCGTCACCCGGTGCAACGTAGACGAGCTCGCCGGCCCAATAGGCTGTCGGTGGCGGCGAGTTGGCGGGCGGCTGGGTCCAGGGGAACACCACCAGTGGGCCGGCGTAGAAATCCCACGCAAACGAGTTACCGGGTTCCTGATTGATGTTGTCGGGGATATTGGAGACCCAGGTCACACCCCAGGCATCCGAGACGATCGATCCGATGAAGTAGGTCGTCGTCGGCGACCATAGGGTCGGATTGATCCGCATGGTATTGGGGGTCAGCGGGCGCAGCACGCAGCGCATGGTCGAGAACGACCACACCCGCCGGCGCAGCTCGGAGCGCCGCAGGTTGTTGTAGAGCCGCCCCATCAGGCGGGCTTTTTTGGATTGCTCGTTAAAGCCGAGCGGCCCGAGCGGGTCCTGCCCGCAATGATCGAGCGCCCGATTGGCAACATCGAGGGCGGTCTGGAATGGGGTCATGGCCGCCCATCAGCTAGGGACACTGGTCAGCGCGGCATAGATTGCCGATCCGGTGATCGCGAGCCGGTAACTGCCGGGTGCGAGACTGAAGGATGAGAGGCCGGCCGCCGCGAGCGCAGTCCCCACGTTGATCCAGGTCGAGCCATCGAGCGACTGAACCTGCAGCTGCACTGAGGTGATGGTGCCGGATGCGGTCAGAACGTAGTTGCCGCCGCGCAGGGTGAATGGCCCCTGGTTGCCGCCGACGTTGGAGAATTGTTTGCTCTCGGTGGCGGTTGCCATGGGCTACCCCATGACATCGAAGCCGGCGGCGCTGACCTGCTGGGCGTTCTGGAAGAACCGTTCGATCGCCTCGACCGCCTTGTCGACCTCGACCTTGGTCGGGGTGACGCCATCCAGCACCGAGAACGAGAATAGATCGGTGGCGCTCTCGGTCGTGCCGGTGGTGAAATCCGAATATTTGCTGCCCTCAACACCACGGGCGAGGCTCACATAATGCCGTGCCATTAGATCGAGCTCCCGAGCGAGGCCCCCCATGACCATGGGATAGGACCGATGTCGCCGATCGTCTTCAGAGTCAACCCGGAGGCATTACGGGCGGTGTTGACGGCAGTGAAATAGGCGACATCGGCGGCAGCAATTGCGGTCATATAGGTCGTCTTGGAGCCACCCGTGATATAGGCAGCATTGGCAATCGCATAGGCGACCTGACGCGCTCCCTCGGCGGTGGTGACCGCCTGGTAGAACGTCGATTCGGCGGGCAACGACCCGCGTGGCAGTGCCTCGTCGCCTTTGGGTTCTTGCGCCATGGGTCAGTCCGTATAGACGACCGTCAATCCGATCAGGCCGCCGCCAGTGGTGATCGCAGCCGCAAGCGTGCCGCAGATATCGAAATAACCGCCAGGATCGCTGTTGAGGCCGGCGGCCTTCCACAGGGGGAGCTGCCGCTTGTCGGCGGTGTTGATGCCGCCGGGGCCGTTGGTGATGTCGGTCGGCTGCGACGCCGCGGTCAGCGCATAGGCCGCGGTGAAGAACGAGGTATTGACCTGGTTGCCGGGGGCGGAACCGACGACCGCATTGGCAATACCCGAGGCGGCAGTCGGCACGCCATTCGGGTTACTGCCATCGGTTGCGTAATAGAGCCCGACGTTCATGGTGCCGGCGGCCTGGGCGCCGGATTCGATCCAGACCTTCTTGACCTTGCAGTTCGACGGCACGCGCACGAGCTGGAACACCGAGCCGATCGATGCGCCTGGAGTATTGGCGGTGGTCGGGATCACACCGTCGTTGCACTTGGTATCGCCGGGTCCGCCTTCGCCCGCGGCTTGCGCGACGATCGGCGATGCATCGAGGGCGATGATGCTGTTCGACTTGATAGGAACGACTGCCATTGTGGCTCTCCTAGGCCTTCACCTTCACCCTTTCACCCCTAGGGTGAATTAGGGTGTCACGTCTGCAGCGGCCGACAGGTCCGCGCACTGCGCCTTCAGCAACCGGGCGGGCTCGAGGCGGGTCGCGCCCGAGCTCATCATCGTATAGATCTGGTATGGCAAGCTCGACAGATCGTAACGCCGGCTCACATCGTTCTCGGTATCCTTCCAGATCCCGAGATAGAGGCCCGAGCGCACGAACGCGATATTGTCGCGAACTTGAGTGGTGACGGTTTCGACACTAAGACGCTCGGAGTAGATGATGTCCCAGCCCATGAACCGCGTCACCCGGCCTTCCTGCAGCACCGGCTTGTCGGAGAACTCGGTTGAGACGACCTGCACCTGATTGAGCAGATCGGCCTCGCCCTGCGAGTTCGTCACCCACGTCATGGTCTCTTCGTCCACATCGACCTGGGCCTTGCGCATGATGCGCTTGGCTTCGATCATTTTGGCGACGGTGAGACCGGAGTTGGCGGCCGAGGCAAACGTCGGGATGATCGTCAATCCGACGCCATTGGGATCGAACGTCTCATTGATGAATGACGATGAATCGGTGCCGGTGAGTGAAATCGAAAAGGCCGCCTGGATCAGCCGATCGTCCCACTCACGAGCTACCGCCGCAGCGGCCACATCTGCGTATTGCGAGGTGGGCTCGATGGCCGTTTTCAATTTGTCGAAGGTGTCGATGAGCTGGTTGGCGTCGCGGTCGACGGGCAAGACCCACCGACGCACAAAGTCGGCATCCTGACGACCAATGGGGGCGAAGCGTCCCGCCGGCGCTTTCATCTGGACCGCCCCGATATATTGGATGGGGCTCGCTTGCTTGCCGACGTGAAAACCTTCCATGCAGCGGCCGCGCAGCTTCGACATGCGCTGCTGCAGCTTCATCTCAAGGACGGTTGAAAACTGGGTGGTAAAGAGTTTGGGGAGGTTCTCTGACATGGCCTTTCCCGCTGGTCAAAGGGAGCGAACGCCTTGTCGCGCGATGCGCGGGGCTCAAGCGTTCGGCCTTGTCCTTTGCGGGGGGCCGTATGACGTTGCGGTCTTATCCTTGCGGAGACCGACCTGCGGCGGAAGGGTACGTTACCGCCGCAGGCTTTATCGGTAGGCAACCTTTAGACACCTCAGTGGTGCGCACTCTACTGCTAGCGAACCGAAATCGTCAATACGCTAGTCCTTGGTTGCGCGTTTGCGCAGTTTGCCGATCTTTCGGCCCTTGTCGGCTTTCATGTAGTCCTCGGCGACCGACTGCGGCATCGGCGTTTTGCCGTGGGCGCGGAGCTTGGCGCGGCCTTCCGGCGTCTTCGACATGGCCGCGAACCCGTGTTGGGCTTGCGAGGTCGAGGGCATCAGGCGGCTCCGAGCTGCTTGAGCGCATCGATCGCGCCGCCAACCGGCATGCCGTTGGCCTGTGCCGAGGCGATGACCGACTGATAGTACGCGATGTCGGCATTCTTCACCGCGGTGGTGAGTGCAGCAGCGGTGCCGCCGGCATTCTTGGTTGCGATCGCGCCGGCAACCGAGGCCTGCAGCGTGCCCTTGGCAATGGTCACCGCCTGCACATGGGCGGTGGTCTGCGCCTGGCTCGCCAGGCTTATGACCACATCCTGCTCTTCGACCTCGGCCTGTTGCTCGAGCTCGTCATTCTCCGCTATCGGCTCCGCATCCGGCTCATCGTCGGGTTCACGGGTATGCGATCTCTTGGCCATGATGATCTCCTCTAGAGCGCGTGGAAGTATTCGCACCATCCGCCCGGCGCGACCTTGGTATCAACGATCTGGCAGGGGCGACCGCCAGGTTGAATGAAGTAGATGCATTTGTCGCAACGCTCGGCCTGGTTCATGGCATGCGCCGTATAACCCGCCTCGCTTGCGGTCATCTTGCGCGCCTGCCGGCGGACGTTGGCGTAATCGATCATATGCGTTTAGGCGGACCTAGGAATTGCTTGGCCTCGTTGAGTCGATTGATGGCACCGAGGTCGTTCTGATCGATGCGCTGCAGGCTTCCCTTATAGGGATGCGCACAATAACCGCGGTGCGAAATGACGCAGCTCTGTGGGGTGCAGTCATTGGCACAATTCATCTGGGTCATGCCGAGATAGGGGCTATTCTTCGCGAGCTTGGTGCGCCGATCGGGCGGAATGAGCTTACGCTTCTTGACCTTAAGCTTGCGTTTGCGCGGAATCGGAGAGATCCGCAGGTCATCGGTTTCGTTTAATGGTGCAGGGGGCGGGATATCGTCCATCACAGGATCCTTGCTTCGCCGACCGCCATGGCCGACAGGGTGTAGAACTCATCACGCTCGGCCGGGGTGGAGCGCCCCGATACCATGCGGGCATTCCAATCCTTGTCGGCCTTGAGTTCGTTGAGCCGAGCCTGGGCGGCCTCGGCGGTCCGCGGAACGCCGCCCGGCACATTGCCGCCGGTGACCAGGCCATCTTCTTTCAGGCCTTCGCCGATGCGGCGGAACATCTCGGCAGCTCGGGCGGTGCCGATCGAGTTGCCGATTGCGGTCGCCTCCTCGCGGGTCAGCCCGAATCGGCGGGCGCCCTCGTCGGCGCGCAGCATGTTGTAGTCGTAGTTGCCGCCCCAATTTTTCTTCAGATCATCGATTTCCTTGGCGATCCGATTTTCGATCAGGGTCTTTTCCCGGGTATCACCGTCGTTCATCCACTTGAGCAAGGCCTCGACAATGCCCCCGGCCTTGTCCTTGGCGACATTGGCGCCGGCAAACGCGTTGCGCAGCAGACCGACGAACTCGTCGGTCAGCGGCTTGCCCTCGATCTGAAATTTCGAGAGGTCATAATCCTCGACCTTGCCTGGCACCCCGAGCTTGCCCCAGAACGCCTTCACATCCTCGGGCTTGGAGTTAGGTCCCGGTAACTTGGCAAGTTGCTCGGGCGGCACGCCAAAATGCTTTTCGAGCTCCCTGTAAGATTTCGTGAGCTCGGTGGCGAACGCCTTGGGATCGTCGGTTTGCCAGCCCTTGTTCTGCCAGAAACCGAGCGTCTCACTCTCGACGCCATTATGCCAGCTTGGGGCCGGTGCGGGGGAGGGGGGTGCTGCGCCAGGAGCTGGCGCGGCACCTCCAGATACGGGTGCGGGATCAGGCATTCGCGGTCTCCGTTGTGGTTATGGTACCGCCGCGATAGAGCGTGAGCAGGTCGTCCTCGTTCACACCGGTCATTTGCAGGATGTGCAGCATGACCTGGCGGCGGCCTTCGGCTTGCATCACGGCATTCGTATCCTGCGGCAGATCGAGTGGCACCAACGCGTTGCGGAATCGGCAGGATTTCATCAGGTCTTTAATCACGGTCTGGCCGGACGGCGATAGGAAGATCACCCGATAGGCGCGGATCACGGCACGTTTTTCGTCCTCTTCCTCTTTGGTCACGGTGTCGGTCCGGGTCCTGGTCCGGCGCCGGCGGGCGGTGTCACTGCGGCCATTTTAGCCTGGGCGTTCATGATCGCGGCCTGGCCGGGCGCCGCGGCGATCTTGGCTTGTTGTGCGGCTTGTTGTTCGCGCGCCTTGCGCTTTTGCGCGATGGCTTGCTCGGAGGCAACCCAGCCTGGGCGGACCGAGTAGATGTCGGCGAGATCGATTGCGGCTTGATCGCCATTGACCGGATCGAGCCAGCTCGGATCCTGGGTTTCGACCGAGATCCGTTGCAGATTCTCAACCCAGCGATTGAACCCGGCGGCCTCCGACATCTTGGCCGCGCGTGCCAGCGGGCTTTCATTGGTGACCTCGTATTGGCCTTTGGCCTCGCGCAATCGTGGCGGCATTGGCGGCAGGAAGCCGGCGTGCACGGCGAGATCAAGTTCGCGATCGACCAGGCCGCCGACGTATTCGGAGAACTGTCGACCCAAGGTCGGGGCGACCAGCATGCCTTTTTCGTTAACGAGCTCCACCACCTGGGTGGCGGTCATGTCGGGATGCTCGGTGAGCACCTTGAACAGCGAGACCAGAAAAACGTCATCGATGATCGAGCGCTCCTCCTGCATCATCTCCATGTTGATCTTGATATCGCCGGTCGGGAGAATGTGGACGAGCTGCTTGCCGTCCGGGCTAACGCCGCCGCGGTTTTGCGCTCCCGGGCGGGTGTTGATGTCCATCAGGCCATCGTCGGAGATCAATAACACCGGGTCCGAGGCCCGATGCCCCTGTTTCAGGAACGTAACCTTCTGGGCGTTGAGCGTCTTCATCGCCGGCAAGACGATATGGGCCGGGCCGCGGCCGTAGGTCTCCATCGGGGTCTGGTCGTAGCGCGAGACCGCGAACGGGAACACCCGATAGCCGCCCTCCGGAGCCATCAGGCAGCGGCCTTCCATGGACACGTAATAGCTTGCGAATGGCATCCCACGCACGTCGAGGCGGCGCGGGTCGTAGTCTTCCCTGGGCTTGACAACATGCAAAAAATTGTAGGGCCACAACGAGTCTTGCTCGAGTGGCGCGACGAGATTCGCGGGTAGCCATTCTCGTCCCCATTGCTGCACGGCCTGGTAGGCGGTGCGCCGGAACCACCTATACATCCGATCGACCTTGCCCTGGTGGTTTTCGCCAAAGAACGTCTCCCCGAACGGGAGCGCCTTATAGCGGAACCCGGGCATGCCCCCGAACCGGGTGTGATCGAACATGTCGGTGTACATGGTGGCATTGCCGAATGCGCCTAAGCTCTGCCAGTTGTTGTAGTTTTGGGCCGAGAAGTTGGCATTGGCGGCATAACGCAGCTTGAACAGGATCTTGCGCGCCTGATCAAACCAATTGCGGCTCATGGCGTCTTGCATGACGTAATCGTCAGAGGTGAGCCCGTGCCAAAAATAATCCCGCGGTGTGACCAGTGAGTCACAGATCGCGCAGAACCGGTGCAGGGCTAGCGCGGCGGTCGCATCAATTTGCTGCTGGGTCTTTTTTTGTCCCGGCCAATTCCAGTTGCCGTAGAAAAAAGTATTTCTGGAGGTCGGCAGCATCAGCTCGGCGATCTCTTCGCAGTGCAGTGCGGTGGTGTTGCGCCAGACCGTCATCTGGGAAAATTCACGCATCAGCTCGGCGATGAGCTGGCTTTCCCGGTCGGAAATCACCCGCGCATTGGCGCTTAGATTGGGGCTCTCGCGTTCGACGGGGGCGAGGATATTAGTGGACGAGGCGGCGGGCATCCGGGTCTCTCGGATCAAAGGTTGGATCTAGGCGGAAGTCGGCGACCACCCACTTCTTGACGGCGACGAACAGCTCGAGGCGCTCGGGGTCGGTGAGTTTGGCGCGATCGGCGAGCCGGCGCATGTCGTCTTGCAGCTCGGCCGAGGAGAAATAGATCAGGCGCTTTTCCTTGCGCCCGTCCTCGAGCATGACCTCGGCGAAGATCGCGCCGGTGTAGCCGATCTTGGCCG